GGAGGATATTGATCCTGATAATTATATAAGTATGGATGTCACAAAAGAAGGACTTGCACTGATGTACAAGTCCGTCTGTTTTCATCTGGAAAAATGGCCAGGTGGTCATCCATTAGAGCAAGAGGGACTGGTTCAAATGAAAGATAACCTCTTGCGTATTATGTTAGAACAACAGTTTAGAAATCAAAAATGATGTTGGGACGCCAAGGAGTATAGTTGCGGGTGCCATGTCCGTAGCGTTTGTGACCATGGCAATGACTGATGTCCCTGCGGGGATGGTAGTGACAGGTATAATATCTTGCGTAGTGATAATGATCGCCCTTGTGCCCGTGATGATGACGGTGCGGATGCGCCTCTGCTGCGACAGGTGCTAGAAACATGAGACCAAGCAAAGGGAGGAAGCGTTTCATGGTGAGAGTTGCATGGGTTATTATATAGTCAGTATAGCATGAAAAAGGAGGGGCGTCAACCCCTCCTTCTACGTCAGGTAGCGAATCCGTCGTAGAGATGTCGCGCACGAACGAGCGACACTTTATTTATCAATCTTCCTCAGCGAGTTTGGCAAAGTAAGAAAGGTCAACATCATCAGACTCTACAGGAGAGGCAGCAACTGCTTTCTCTCGGAAGTCGGACACCTCTTGACCCCATCCTTTGTTGGAGGGGGTGATGTCGGGATCGTTGAACCCGCCACCAACAGGGGTGTCAAAGACTGCTTCTTCAGACTCATCAACAGGGCGAGCAACAGGAGCAGTCTTGCCAAGCACCATGTCCAGACGCTTTTTCAGATCCTCATAGGACTTGAAATTCTTAGGTGCTTCAAACTCTGCGAGGGAATAGCACTGCTTCCAGATGCTTTCCAGTTTGTCATCATCAAACTTACCAAGGGTGCCAGCAGCAGCGAACTCAGACTTGTCATAGTTCCAGTAACCTTCGACCTTGCGGATCTTGACCTTGAAGTCAGCACCATTCCAAAGGTTAAAAGGATCCAGAGGAGTCTCGTCTGCAAACTGAGGTTGCATTGCTTCCACCAGTTTGTCAAAGATCTTCTTACCGTACTTGTACAGGAAGACCCGACCTTCGTTCTCGGGGTGAGCAGGGTCACTCACAACATAGATGTTGCTGTAGTAGGACAGTTTACGCTTCTGAGCACGGGCAATTGCCTTGTCAGACTCACGACCACTGTTCCACAGTTCGCGGTTCAGTTCACCGACAGGATCATCCTTGCCGAGAGTGGTGAGAGAGTTCTCAATGTACCACTGTCCACCAGGACCCTTGAAGGCATGAGACCAGACCTTTGCGAAAGGCAGTTCCTCTCCCTCAGGAGCAGGAAGGAATCGGATAACGGCAAACCCGTTACCAGACTTGTCCATCTCAGGTTTCCAGAGACGCTCATCTGCGCCACCACCCTGAGGTTGGTTGAGTTTTTCGATCTCTTGCGTCAGGCGAGCAAAAGCACTGCCGCTGGACGCTTTTTTGAGAGATGCAAAAGACATGTTAGTATTCTCCGTATTGAGTGTGTGTTTTGTGTGTTTGCTACTGGGTTATCGTAGCATAGTATTTAGTTCCCGTCAAGTTCCCGCTCTGCCGCTTTCTCAAGTGTCTCCAGCATGGCATCCATGCATTCAGCAAGGTGCTGATACCCAAATGCTTGAGAGAGGGCATTGATTCGGTTCTTCATGTCTGCTGCCTCAGGATCTTCCGAAGCAGCAAGGCACAGTCTACCATAGAATGTGCGTTGTTTATCAATTAAACCTTTGCAATCTGCAATATGATCTAATTTTTCTGATTTGTTCATCGTTCCAAGTTGACTGGTCATCGATGCAATTTGTTGATAGGTATCAAAGATATCTTGTAGATTACTTTGTACCTGTTCTGATTTAAAAAAACTCATAACTTTGTCCTTATCTGAGTTAAGATCTCTTGTCTGTATCGATCACAACTTCCTACAAGGAAGGGTTCATACTTTTTGATGCGATTCCTAACATCTTTCCATATCGGATCTGCTAATTTTGTATCAAATCTGGATACAAATCCTAAGCATTTTTCAAATATGACCAATGTTTCTAAGGATATATCTCCAGCAAGGTAATACTTTAGTACAAGAGGATGTTGTTTGTCTTCTATAATGAATATCTTATCAAACTTATCTTGGTATGGAGAGGAATAATTATTCAGAAGTATATGGACATCTTGTCTTAAATTATATCCAAGAGATTCGTTATAGACTTTCCACTTTTCATAGTTACTATCACTAAAAGACTTAATATATCCCTTAGGATCATGCATAAAATTAGCAACAAAGTAGTTTAAGATCTCACTATCTTTATACTTTGATGCAATCTTATCAAAGAAATAACGGTCTCTTCTTTCTCGAAAGGATTTTTCAGAGGCATTTACTTTGCCTCTGTATTTCACATAATCATAATTTTCTTTTGTGAAGTGTTGGCGTAATGCAAGGTACATTTTATACACTTCAAACCCAGTCACAGTGGCAGGACTCCTTTCGATGATTGCTTCATAAAGTTTAACCGCATTGCCTCATGACGCAACCTTTCTTTAAGAGGTTTTGACAAAAGTTTAGGTACGGTTTCAAGTTCGATATCATTCTCATGGCAATAGGTTACAATTGCTTCAACATAAGAAATCAATCCATTACTCGTTTTAACGAGTCGTTCAATGTCCGCAGAGAATTTTGTTGGGTTTAAAAATGAATCATTAATTTTAGATTTAGACATTTCTTCCCCTAACAAATTCTTCGATATAGGACTTGAGTAATTGTAAATAGTCATCAAGATTGTACTTCTGAAATACTTGAATAGTTCCCTCTTCAGTGGCGATAAGTGTGACAATTTTCTTTACCTCTAATCCTGAACGCTCAAGGAACATCGCTGCATATGCAGTCTCTTGCACAAAGTAGTGCTCGATGTAATCTTCCTTTTTTTCCTTAGTTGAGGTTTTAAAATCGATCACTGCCAATTCGCCATCGAATTCGGCAATACAGTCTACACGACCTGCTAAACCTAGGTAGTGAGAGTATAAGAAACCCTCAAGACAATGAATATTATTGATTCGGTTTAAGTCAGACTTTGCAGACTGAAACATTCTAACAGACAATGGATTATTTTCCAAGTATTTGTCGGTATTCAAATCACCTTTGAAATAATCTTCGGTGATGCTATGAAATGCTGTGCCTCGCTGTGTTGCACGAGCAGTGATGCGATTTGCCTCGTCTTCACCTATTTTGGTTCTCCACTTTTTAAAGAACTGAGCGTTTTTATACGATATGATAGAGGTTACACTAGGATAATATTTATCAGCTCCAGGGATAGGATAAAACCTAACCCCGTTTTCATTCACAGGTTCAACATCGGGAGTATCGATGTCAACATTAATAAAATTAAACATTAAAATCCTAGATTGTATTTTTGGATGAGATAAGATTTAACTAAACCGGAACGGACAATATCATCAATACCAAACTCAATGCAAGAAAACTCTTGCATGTTCTGAAGGATCTTAATGAAGTCTGCAATACCAGACTTCTCATTTTCCTTAACAAGATCCGACTGAGTGATGTCACCGCAGAGCATGATCTTAGAATCTTCACCAATGCGGGTGATCATCGAATCGAGTTCATGGAAGTTCAGGTTAGAGAACTCATCAACAATGACAATCGCATTGTCAAGAGTAACTCCACGGATAAAAGAAGTAGACCAAAAACTAATAGTCTCTTGTGCTCGAAGGTTGTCATAAAGCATATCAAATGAGTTGTCATCAGGCATACTGAACATGTATTTCACCATGTTCTTGTATGGAATCTGATAAAGCGCAGACTTATCTTCATGATCTCCAGGGAGGAAACCAATCTCTCTGGTAGGAACCAGAGACCTTACGATGTAGATCTTATCGTAAGGAGTATTTTCATCTAAAACCTCTTGTAGTGCCAGGTAGAGCGTGATAAAGGTCTTACCAGTTCCTGCTGCACCATGAAGCAATAGATTCTTTCCTTGACCATACTGTTCAAATGCAACTTCCTGATTTGGTGTCAGGGGGTTGATAGGAACCATGTAAGATTTATCCAATGGTTTCTTTCTCTTGATCTGTTTTGCAGTCATGTGAGAAGGTACAGGATTGCTCGTAGTGTTTCGCTTTCTTGCTCTTGCCATATCAAGTAAATCGACTCAGGTTTGCTCGGGGATGTGCTTTCTGGACTTTGGACATTACTTCCTTAAATCCATCAGATTGTTTAGGTTTGCCATAGGTTGTACCTGCGACACCTGCCTGCCAATCTTTATCCCAATCAGGATTTGCTTCTTTCCATTCACAGTATTCTTTCATGGTCATGGTGAATTGCTTCTTCTCACCAGTGACCTTATTTATTACATCATAGGTAGGCATTAGTTCCACTCCATTGCTTCAGCACAAATAGGAAATTGTTCGGCAAAGATACGCTTACATTCGTTAGCAATATCCATATGTTCTTTCTGAGTTCCATGCCCAGATCGTAACTCTATATAGTGAATCCATGAGCGCACTGATCCTGTCATGTACATTTTTGTTGGTACAGCGAGGGGAAGCACAAAACGAGAACACTCCTTTGCAATATCAGCATCGAGCATCTCTTTGTAGAGTTTCATGCCAGCATCAAAGTGCTGCCTCATCTTGATCTCAAACTCTTGCTTGACAAACGGGTCAATATCATCAATAGAATTCTGACGATTCTTGGTGTCTTGACGGCGTAGTTCAGGTAGAGGGATCGTCTCCGTGAGTAGGGAAGAATCAGCATAGCGTTGGGAAAACTCTTGATATGTGAAGCTACGATGCCTCAGGATTTGAGCTGCCAGACCCCTAGTAGTATTGATCTCAAGGGTCATGAATGCCTGCTCAAAGACGCTCCAGTGCCCGTGCTTAATGCAATACTTAAGAAGACCAGCAACCTTAGGATTCTCCTGGTTAGCAGGATTGCTCACACGAGCAACATACCCCATGTGTGCTTCAGCACCTGGGGTAGCAGAAATCAATTTAACATTATTCATTTTTGTCAAATAAAATACGAGACATCAAGTAAAGACCGAACGCTTTAAAGTATCCGATAGTAGCAAGACCAAAGATACCGGGCATCAACCAGTTCCATAATAACATAAGGATGGCTGGTTTGACAATCGCAGAGAGCAGATTGGCAACTGCCTTCGCTCCAAGTTCTCGATTCTGAGCATCTTGAATTTGTTTTGCAACCTCTTCTGGAACCGGTTGTTCTGGTTGAGGGTATGAATAAACAGTCATTTCTTTTTCTTAGGTGCGTTGGGATCTGTCCAGAGTTTAGGATTAGTTCTACCTTCTGCTTGTTTCATTGTAATAAAACTATACCGATAAAGATCCCAATAGTAATCAAAAATTTCTACTTGCTTACTTGACATGACAAGATCATGCTTCTCTTTTCCATCAGAATCATAGTAACTTACAAGAAATGCATTGTTTGGAAGAGACCTATCGTCTGCCTCCTCCGGTCTACAATTTTGTTTTATAACCTTCAAGAGCGATTCCCCCATTCGATCTGAGGGAATGCTTCAGAGATCACTGCCTTTGTGATTCTCTTGTACTTTTCTGTCAGTCTACCATCCTTCACAAGAACCAAAAGTTCTGCTTCCTCTTGAGACAAACCTTCAAGCAATTGAACAAACAAAGTTTCTCTACGGAGGTTCGGAAGTTTATCTGCACCACCCTTTACAAAGCGGTAGAACCCCCGATACTCCTGCTCTAAGCGAGTGTGATCAGTGCCTACAGGGGCATCATTAGGTGTGTATGGAACATCCCCTTCTGGGACCATAGAAATGACGCTCTCGTCGAAGTTCCAGATCATAAGTTGTCTCAAAGCAGGGGTATTGTTGTCACGAAGAAGTTTAATCTTCTCTGCTTTTGTCTTCGCATTGGAGACCTTGCGTAAGATCTCACTAATGAGCAACCTGGCGTTGCTGTTTTCAATAGATTTTGTAGGCATAATTAACTCCTGAATTCATTCTTCATCGTCGTCATCAAATTCCCAGATGTTATTTTCTGGTCTGATGTATATTAACT